GAAGTTGAATGGGTTTTGTAATGTTGGAGTCAATTGTAATGGTACATACGGAGCGTAAATGTATCCAGTATCTAACAATGACTTACCTTTGTGTCCAATGATGATTGAGTTCGCTGGTGCGTAAGGATCACGATATACAGTATATCTTCCACCTAATGAACCGATTTTCTCAATACCCATATTGTACTGATCTTGCTCTGGAGAAGCGTTAGATACGTGGAAGTATTCTAAGTCATCAAAAATTGCTGATACCTCAGAAGATACTACTACGAAGTTTGCGCCACCTCTCAAAGTTGCTTTGTGAATTTGTGCAGAAACTTGATTGACTTTAGTAATCAACGTTTGGTTCCACTCTTTTTGAGTGTAAGCGTTGAAACCTCCACCAGAGTTTGCTCTTTTCCATCCGTTGTAATCCCATCTCAATTGCCAAGCTGCACCTCTTCTTAAGTCTCTTAAGATCTCTCTATCGATCTCAGCAGCAACCTGCTCAGATAAAAGAGCAGTAAGTTCAGCTTCTGCATCGATGTTATGGAATGCACTAACGTCTTGTGCTAATTCAGGAGACCAAGTTGCTCTTAGTTTTCTTTCAGTTACTGATACAACTACCTCATCCAATTCAAAAGAAACCTCACCCATTTCTGTAGAGTATTCTAAAGATGCGTATTGCTTCCAACTTACGTCAAATGTAATTGCTGAATAAGTAGCATTAGTACTTCTAGTTAAACCAGAATTTGCACCGATGTAACCATCAAGTGTTGCTTCTGCACAAGATGTACAAGTTGGGTGTGTTAAATCTACTTCTAAAATTAATGACCCATCAGCATTACAGATATCACTATAATTTACAATACCATTACCATATTTTTGAGCGATAAGTCTAAAAGGTACTTCACCACCGTTTGCAACAATAAGATTATTGCTTGGATCTTTAATGTCTCCACCTCTAACAACAACTTTAAGTGATGCTAAAAATGATTCAGTATCCATTTCATTTCCGTCCGGTCCTGTTAATCTACCTGCACCTGCAGAAGTGAATCCTTGTACACCTAATTTAAGGTATCTAACTGAATTATCACCAGCCAACGCTTTTTGTGCTCCAGCTGCATAAGTAGTTTCGATAGTAAGTCCTGAAACGATTACTGAGTTACCAGTGTTACTAACGTTACCAGTTACAACGTTGATAGTTCCTCTACCTTTAGATGCATCATATAAACCATCGTTATAATATAAATCATAAAGACTTTTTGTGTAGTATGATGTTGTTGCAGCACTAGCACAACCATCAATAACACAGTCTGGTAATGCACCGTTAGTAGTGTTATTACTTCCATTCAACGGAAACACCGCATCGGATGTTTTAGGTACAAAGAAGAATAATTTACCGATTGGCATGTTCATGGCTTGTACTGATACGATATCGTTAGCCAATAATTTAGAGAATACTCTTCTCACAATTGGAAAAACTACAGTTTCGAAAGAACCTGATGAGTCTGAAGATGTTGATTCATTCAACAAAGCAGACGCTTGATTTTCATACAATTGAGCGATGTTCTCTTTTACGTGACCTTTTAAACCTTCTAAGAAACCTAATTGGTTCCATTTAGAAATTGTTTTAGATCTAATTTGTTTTAGGTGTTCAAGTCCGATATTTCCGACTTCACCTGAGTTTAACAAATGTCCCATTTTTTTTAAATTTTATTTTTAATTTTGTTATTTTATTATTTTTATGAGATTCTTCTCATTAAATCTTTAATTGCCGTAATTTGTGGATCTACATAAGCAGTAGACTCATTCAAATTAGTTGACTTTGAAGATTGTATTGTTTTATTAACTTTAGTTCCTACAGATTCATTAATAGGGGATTTAGAATCTAATTCCGTTTTAATAGTTTTGTAGATGTTTTTAGATTCTCTAATTGACTCAGCGTTATCAAATCTCTTAAGAATTTCCATTTTTTCTTTCTTAGTAGTTGAATGCTCAGTAAATAGTCTATTAACATAAGCCAAGTTAGTGTTAAACAACGCAACTTCGTTTAGTTTTTCTTTGAATACATTGAGTGCTTTCTTATACTCTTCGTTTTTAGATTTTAACTCTCTGTATTCTCTCATTATTTTGGATTCGGAAACTGTGTTTGTTTTCGGTTCTCTATTTACAATAGGGTTACGTGTTGTTAAAGATTCTCTCGTTGCTAATCTAGCACCGTGATATCTTTGTTTACCGTTAGTTCTTGAATGTCTTTGTAATTTATCCTCTTCAATGTAAGCACCTTCTTCAAAATCTTCAATCGGTCTTCTTCCTGCATGTCTTCCTTCTGGGGTATCTCTAACCCATTTAGATGCATCGTCCCAATTATTGATTTCAAATTCGTCTGTCACATCTGAAGGTTCATTTAATTCAATTTCGTATACGATTTGATTTTCGTCTTCGTACATACCTGAACCACATTCAGAACAGTACTTACCTTCTTCATCTTCGTACATTGCACCTGAACCACATTCAGAACATTGTTCACCTTCTTTCATAGAATTCCATTCTTCTTCCATAGATTCCTTAATGTAATACTCTGCACCCGTTTCATTATCTTTAAGATGAATTCCACCTTGATCATCTTTAACTACCTCTACTTCGTCATTGTCAGAAAGTTTTTTAAATACTGTAACAACTTCTTCGTCAGAAGCGCCTGTTAAGTCTAAAATTTCTTCGTCATCTTCTGCACCCATAACAGGTAATTCAAAACCTAAACCTACCTCATCGTCATCGTCATCATCGTCATCATCTCCCTCCCCAGCATCTAAGTCTAGGTCAGTGTCTAAGTCCAAATCAATTTTTGGTTCATCATTAGGTTCATCATCAGATTCCTCACTATCAAATTGTAGTTCGTCATCGTCATCGTTTTCTTCATCGTCAAGGTCTAACTTAACGTCTTCTTCTTCATCATCGGATCCTTTAGTTTCTACATCGTCAACACTAATCTCATCATCTTCTTCTGAGATTGGTTTCTTTTTCATTACACCTTTATTTTTTAAAGATGACTCAACGATGCTTTCAATTTCTTTCGACATATGTGCCGCAAGTATTTCTTTCGTGTTGGCTTTTAAGGCATCCTCTAAAGACTTTGCTTCTAGTAAAGCCTCTTCGATGATTGATTTCTTTTTTTCAGCCATTTTTTCTTTTTTTTTCTTTTTTTATTTATTATTAAATAACGCAAAATATTTTGCATTTCTTAATAAATATGCAATACTTTTAAAAAGTGTTATTATTTTATTAATCTAGTAAAAAATTATTTAAAGAGTCTTTTAAAAGTTTATCTTCATTTTTAATTTTAGATTCAGACATTTGTTGTTCCACTGAAGGTTCTTTACTATATATCCAAGAACCTGGAGTCGATGGGGATGTAACTATATCCCAACAAATTAATTCGAAGTCATCTTGTACGATATTCTTACCACCCTCTTTTTCTAAAGAACCTACACCTCTAGATGATACACCAATCTTTAAACCTTTTCTAATGTAATTGGCAACTCTATCACCTTCACAAGAAATAATACCTTGATTAACAAATCCTGGTGACATTATAATTTCTAACTTACCCATAAGTACATTTCCTTCCCACCATAAGTCTACGATGTTATGGGAAATTCTACTTACTGCAACTATAGATGATTCTGGGTGATCTGCCTCACCTAAAGCCCTTTTCTCTTTGATTAGTTTTAAATAGTTCTCAGATTCTCTCCTTAAGATTGCCTCAGGGTAAACTCTACCATTTCTATTTTCAACACCATACTTTTGTAATACGGCATAAACAACCAAAGGTTCTTCTATAATAGGTTGACCTTTGGTTAAGTTTGACATCTCATTTACGAAATGTCTATTATCTTTTGGGGAAATGTATCCTGCGTCATATTCGACTAGAATACCTTTTTTATCTATTTCGTTTTTTTTTATAATTTCCATAACAGTGTTATACTTTTATTATAAATATACCACTGTGTTAAAAAATTACTTTTTAGATTTATGGAAAGTAAAAACTGAATTATTTTCTAGACATTCATTTACTACATCGTAGATAATTTTTTTAGTGTTTTCTACGATATTAATTTTATTAATGGGTAAATATTTTTTTTGATATAATGTTATCTCACAAGACATAAAACTTCTTTTATTAATATTTAATCCTGAAGTTCTCATATCTAAATCAACTATGTATTTATTTTCATAAAATAATTCTTTGTTGATTGTATTACTAATTTTTTGTTTTATTTTTTTTCTTACATTACTTAAGAAAAATTCGTAGTTAAAATTCTCATATTCTTCTTTTAACTCTCCCCACGCACATAAGTTTAAATATATACTTTTCGATTCTTTATTATTAACGGTACCGATTTTTGTTTTATAGTTTTCTAATAAATCTAATTTGATTTCTTTTCCTAATTTCATTCATAAAATTTTTCATTTTTTGTTATTTTAAAGTTTTTATAATTATACTATTAAAATAGTCATTAGTCAAATTCCATAAATAAAAAACCCCTCTTTCGGAGGGGTTCATTTTTAATCTATCGATTCTTTTAAGTTGTAAATTTTACCTATCTGTGAGTTGAAATTTTCGTATTCAAAGTTAGTATTTAATAATTTATCTTTTACTTTTAATAACTTATCTTTTATTTCGACATCTGATGATTCATTTAATTTTTTATCTATATTGTCAATACATTCCCTTTTCACAGATTCAAATAAAGATTTCTTTTCATCCTTATTACCATTTAAAACTGTTTTTATAATTTCTCTTTCTGTTTCGTTTATTTCAGAATATTTAGAGTTGAATTTAGAAACTAAAATATTGGCAAACATACTAGGTGGTAAGCCTATTGATTCAGTTACTACAGTTTCTTCTTCATCTTTTTCTAACATTCTTTTAGTAATGTTATTAATAGACTCCTGTATTTTATCTATGTTTGTTGCATTTTTTTCGGTTTTCATTAAAAAATCGATATCGTTATAGAACGATTGGTTTTCTTTAACTAAAGTTACTCCTTTAAGTAATTTAGAAAAATATTCATTACCACTATCAATATGGTTTTTATTTAATGATTTTAATAAACCTATATTTTCTTTAATATAGTCCTTAGCCTCAGAAGAGTCATCAAACTTTCTGTTTTGTAAATTACTATATATTAAATACTGTTCCTTTAATGTTTTGTTTTCACCGACAGTTTTTAGAAACTTATTAAACAATTTTTTACCCTTATCATCTTTACTAATGATGGACTCAATTATCAATTGTTTAAAAGTGTCCTTTATATTACCAAAATTTTTCATGTGTTAGTTTATATAATAAATATAAAACTTTTATAAAAAAACTTATTTAGTTAATTTATCTATTTCTTTAGTCATTTCACTAATCTTAGAATTTAATATATCTGTATCCTTCTCAACAGAGTCTAAATTATAAACGTGTTCATTATTCTTTAAACTTTCAGTAAGTCTCGTTAAATAAATTCCTTGATATCTTTTAGTTTTTTCTTCATATATTCTTCTTTTTTCCTCAGTCAATAAAGTACCATCTTTTCTAAAAGATTCTGTAGTTGCTGGTTCTGCCGCTGGTTCTGCCGCTGGTTCTGCACCTGCACCCATATCTCCACCTGCACCCATATCTCCACCAGCCGCACCTGCATCACCACCTGCGTCACCACCTGCACCTGCTTCGGCTTCACCTGCACCTGATAATAATGCGTCAAAGTCACCATATAGTTTATCGACTCTATCAAATAATCCTGTTTTCTTAATAACCTCTGCGGTTTGTTCCATTTCTGCCGCTGCTGCTTTTTCTAATCTTTGTTGTTCTAAGTCATTTCTTATCTCTTCTTCAGACATACCCAATATTTCTTTTTTGGCTCTAGTCATAGACATTGCACCAAACCCATTACCTGCGTCCGCTACAGAATCTTTATACAATGTTACTTTTAATTGAGTTTGTTCAACCTTCAACATCTCAGCCTGTGTAGATGGGTTATTAAGTGAAAGTGTGAAATTTTCTAATTCATCCTCTAAACCTAAAATATATAAATGTACAATCGCAATTTTATTAAGTTCTTGTATAATTGACTGTTGTATTCTATTGATAGTTCTAGCAAATCTAATATCTTGTAGTGCTAAATTTTTACCATCACCATTCGTCTCCTCAAAACCTAAGAAAGGTTTAGGTACTCTAAGTGCAGTGAATAACTTTTTTTGTAGATATTGTATATCTGCAATCTCAGATAGGTTTGTCGCCCCCGCCAATGTATCTATTGGACTCGGTGCGTTTGGATCTCTAACAGGGATAAAGTAATCTTGATCTTGTGCCATTTGATTGTATCTAGTGTCTATCTGTCCTGTTTTTTGATCGATTACAGGACTCCTTTTAAAGTTATCTGCAATTTTATTAACATACGCAGGTACATCCTTTTCGTCAATATTACCTACATATATTTTGAATATCCTTCTTTCGGGTGCCCTAGTTACTCTATATATTAACATTGCATCCTCAGACAATAATAATTGTTTCCATATCCTTCTTGCCTTTTCTAACATAGATGTCCCATAAGGTAATCTTCTATCATCACCTAATAATCTAAAATGGGCAATTTGCCAAGCGTTAAATTCT